GGTCAGTTAGAGGAGTTTAGTAGCACAGATACAGCACGTCAGATGCGTGGTGCCTTCCTTAGAGACTACGGATCACCTGTAAAGTCCTTCCCAGAGTATAATTCTACTGGTGAAATAGGTGAGCAGAAGATATCTTTAGACAAATTTGAGCGTAGGCAGCTCCAAGTGTTGCAAAATAGGAAGGAAAGAGAGTTTGATACGGTGCAACAATTCCGTAATGCAGAGATTAGAGTCGGAAGAATCACTAAATCAGGTATTATTAAGCGTATTGACGTGATAGATGGTGGATCTGGATACGATCCACACTTCCCTCCACAGGTTTACATCGCAGAATCAGGACTTTCTATAGATGTAGAGACAAAATTAGACGAGCCTACACTAGATTCCTCTCAAATTGACATCGAAGAGATGTTTGATTTCGAGACTGAGGGCAATCCGCTCAGTAGTAACCTAATTACAGACGAAATGGCAGAGGTAAATAAGGGTTACACTAGCAATATTCCGATTACATACATGGAATACGCAGAAGTTGACCCAGAAGGTAAGACAGTATTGTGTCAAAACCTCCCTGCGGACTGTATACAGATAGATATGGGTCTTCCTTTGGTCGAAGCAATGCCTCCTGTAGAGACTTTTGAGAATTTGAGTGCACAAGAGCCTCCACAAATGATGTTAGGACCTAATGAAACCTCATCTCCCGCTGCAGAGAAGTTTTCAAGCGGTGTATATTCCGATATTTTAGGTGGATTGCAGCAATCTGGTGCGGACAGCGAGTCATTTAGTGGTCTCTACGGAAGTTTTAACGGAAATAGGTGCATGATTGTCGATCAACCAGTGATTCACAACATCAAAAAGTGGTTTCAGATGCCTTGTGCGTATATGGAAGCGGAAGAAAACCCAAGATCCAACTTTTACGGCGAAGTGCAGGACGAATTTAGGGCATCGCGGAAAGCATTTGGGTATTTACCTTGGAAATACTGTGCTCCGCACGATGAAAAAGCAGAATTTACCGTTTCACTCTCATTTGACGGAAAGACAATAGGTAATCAAGGTCAAGCATTCATGAAATTCTTGAATACTTTGCCAAAACCCAAACTTTCACCTAAAAGAAATGTTGCAGGTGGGTATAAAACATGGAGTTGCACCCGAGGTAACGTGCCAGGTCGCTGTTATCGTGGTAGTAACAATAGTATAGAATACGTCCCAATCGGACTTGACGAAAATACATATGATTATAACCGTAGTAACTATTCTAGAGCACAACAATTTAGTTTGTGGTTAGGAAACAACCTAGATGGCACTCCTACGGACACCACTTCTAATTGGAGTACACTAATCGATGGAGTCCCCACACCAGGATCTCAAAGCTATACTGAGTTTTCAGTCAATGGCGGGAGTTGTCCAAGTGACCCTACCAATATTCCTCACGATTGTTGGGATAGATATGTGCGTAAGGGAAGTAACACGAATGGAGTCCTTGATGTCTACTGCGGATGGGACGACAACGGAAATCCGCTTGCAGGACAAACCTACTACGAGATCACCCCGCCTTCAGCAACAAATACAGGAGCAAATGGAAACAATACTATAAGTAGTAATTGGCCAGGCTCAGGAGGTGGTCTGTGCAACACCTGTAATGCACTAGCACACGTTGCAGACTGCTCTATTGCCGTTGACCCTAAACGTATGGAAACAGAGCGTTACAGGATCAAGATGGGTGACTACACAGGCAAGATGGAAATAATGAATTATCTGACTGGTGGCACAAATGCACTAGCAAGAAGTATTAAAAACTTAGGTAACCCATTCTTCGACGAGTGCCAAGATAAATACCCATATCTGGATGGTAGAGAACTAGAGGGACAGGGATAATGGGATTTGGATTTCTAAAACCAGTTGCTGCTATCAATGGTCTACCTGATTCTGGACATGGGTTGTGCTTACCTCCCACAATCCACAGTACGGAGTCTTGCGGAGCTATCCCAAGGACAAGGACTATTCGTATTAAGGAATATACTTGTTGGTGGCCACCTCTTAGTCTAATACCTTTGACACCTTTAGCACCAAATCGTGCTACAGTATTAGTCAATGGTTTCCCCATCATGTTGGCGGGTGATAAATTCATTGTACACCCATCTGCATGTACGAATATAGTGATCCATATGTGTCCATGTGGTAAATCACTATGTCCGAAACCAACGCCCTACCCTTGCTCGGTATTAACGACAGAGGATAGAGGTGTTGGACATGATAGGACTCTATATCCTACAACCTTAACTGTGTTTGCACTCAAGCGATTGATTGCTAGACAGTTAGACCCACTAGGAGTCGGATTTCCTGGCTTCTCGTATCCTTGCTCATCAGTCGTAGCATATGGCTCGATGAATGTATGGGCAGGTTAGTAAACTTATTAAATTATTATGGCAACACGATCAACAATGTTTGTATCTGGCGGAGTAGATACAAGACCAAAGAAAACTAGACAAGGTAAAAGTCAAAATACTAAATTGTCTGCTACCTCAAGAAATAAGCCTCGTAAAAAGTATCGTGGACAAGGCTAAATAATAAACGTAACCTATATTATGGCAAAATTCATTATTAATGCATAGTGTCATACAGAATTCGATCAGATAAAAACATAAGTCGTGGTTTTAGAGATTTTGCAATGTCTTTCAAAGCAAATCCTAATAGCCGCGACTTTGGTGCTGTCAAAAATGAGAATGCAATCAAGCAGGCAGTCCTAAATCTGATTAAAACCGATATTGGTGAGAAACCCTTTCAGTATGATGTCGGATCTAGAGTAACTGGATTACTATTTGAGCCTTATGATGTTTTTACAGGTGAGGCAATCAAAGATGAAATACAAAGCACTCTAGACAGATACGAAAAACGTATCAGAGTGACATCTGTCAATGTGCAAGACGGTTTTGACACTAACTCATTAGAAGTTAGAGTTGAATATACAATCGTAGGAGAAAGAATCACTAAAGAGATTGACTTTATACTAGAGAGGACGTAATGGCTGCAGTACCATCAGAATTAACCTCCTTAGATTTCTTTGAAATCAAGGAATCGATAAGATCTTACCTCAGGACTCGATCAGAGTTTACTGATTATGACTTTGAGGGATCTGCTGCGTCTTACCTCCTAGACATTCTTGCTTATAACACATACTATACTGCATTTAATGCAAACATGTCTCTAAATGAGGCATTCTTAGAAACATCTACTGTCAGAGACAATATTGTTAAAGTTGCTAAGCAACTTAACTACACTCCTCGTAGTGTAAAGTCTCCAAAAGCGTTTGTGACAGTAAGAATACAAACTTTAATCGGTGCAAATGGTCTAACTTACCCTGAGCAGGTTACAATTAACAAGGGTGACTCATTTAGTGCTGAAAATAACTTTGATGACTATATTTTTACAATTCTAAGTCAAGTCCAAGCACCTGTTGACCAAACAACTGGTATTGCAACCTTTAAATGCGTCTCAGCGTATCAAGGTAACCTTCTTAGCTACTCGTTTATTGTTAATAACACTAAAAAACAAGAATACATCGTTCCTAGTGAAGATGTAGACACTGAAAGGATGATTGTTTACATTTCTCCTTCTGTGCAATCGTCAGAAATCGATATTTACAATAAAGCAGACTCTTCTGTTAACCTAGACGGCAATTCTCGTATTTACTTCCTTGAAGAAGTTGATGATTTACGTTATAAGGTAATTTTTGGAGATGGCGTCTTAGGAAGAAAGTTAGTTGACGGTGAATTCGTAAAAATTGACTATGTAAGGACTATAGGAAAGGAAGCTAATGGTGCGAGGGATTTTACTTTCATTGGTACTGCTGTTGATAGCGAAGGACGTATCATCGGGAATAATGCAATCACTGTCACAACCGAAAATGAGGCAGCAGACGGGGAAGATAGAGAAACTCCCGTATCAATCAAGTATAATGCCCCAAGATTGTATACAACCCAAAATAGAGCAGTAACAGAAAGAGATTTTGAGAATCTAGTAAGACAACTCTACCCACAATCACGATCTGTGGTTGCATATGGTGGTGAGAAGTTGAATCCTCCTGTTTATGGAAAAGTATACGTTGCAGTTAGACCCAAGACTGGATCTAAGTTAAATGAGACTACAAAAGTCAGAATTAAAAACCAATTAAAGGACTATTCGATCGGTGCTATCGATCCAATCATCATTGATCCTACAACTCTCTATGTTATTCCTAAGTCTTACGTTTACTATAATGGTAATGACACTAATCTGTCTGCTAATGACCTAAGAACTAAAGTGTTGAAAAACATTGACGACTATAACGCTCAAAATGCTGCAAATAGATTCAACAACAGATTTGAAGGATCTAAGTATGCAGGTGTAGTTGACAATGCAGATCCTGCTATCTCTGGTAGCACGACTCAACTCACTCTAGGACAGAATTTAGACGCATTCCAATTTGGTCAAGTATTTAACCAGTGTCTTGACTTTAACAACCCTCTCTTCCGTCCTGGCGACTTCTCAGGGACACCTGAGGACTCTAATGGAGATGGAAGCGGAGATGGCACAGGAGGTAATTGTAAACCAACCTTCTCTGTCGTAAAATCTGGCACCTTCTATGCTACTGGTTACACAGAAAGTCTTTTAAACAACGCAAACTTAACTAGTGGCGTTGTCCAAGTGGATACTGCAGTCTTTGACTCTAATACCGCACAAACTCTTGTCCCTGTAAATCTAAGGGATGATGGTAATGGCAATATGATGCTTGTTACTGTCAGAGATGAAGCAGAAGTAATCCTTAACAATAACGTCGGATCAGTCAACTATAACACTGGTGAAGTGTGTATAGGACCTCTTAATGTAGCACTGACTCCTGACGATACTAACAGAATTCCAGTGGTTGTCTACCCTAGCGGTGGATCTATTGAGCCTCCATCAGGCACAGACCCAATTATCTTCAACCCAGATGTAAATCCTATAGATTATACTGTCAATGACTTGTCAGTCCCTATCTTTGATCCTAACAATTTCAGTGGATTTAACTTTGGCGGTGGAGAGCTAAATATACTTGATTACCCCACGGATAGTTTCACTTATCCCGAATTAGAAGAGTGCTTCTAAGATATGTCTAGAGTTAATGTTTCTGACAGAGTTGAGCAACAACTCCCTGATTTTATACGGCAGGAAGATCGTCAGTTCGTACAATTACTTCAAGAATACTACAAGTCACAGGAGAAAGTCGGTAGACCATACGACATTCTTAACAATATACTCGATTATCTTGACATTGACACTTATCAGTCAAATGTCTTAACATCTGAGACAACTGTGCTACAGGCGATCGGTCTTAATGACACCGAGATCGTCGTGGAGGATATTGACGGTTATCAGGAGCGTAACGGTAGCATTAAGGTTGATAATGAGATTCTCTATTACGAATCAGTAACTAGAGGTCCTGATGCTATCATGACACCAGGTATTTCACCTGCTGAGTTTAAAAAGAAAGAGCAAGCACTAGAAAATCCATATAACCTATTTGATGGAGTCCGTACTTCATTCCCACTTAAGTTTCAAGGCACTCCTGTAACTCCTGCGTCTGTAGATCACCTTGTAGTTACTGTATATAACCAAACTCTACGTCCTACCATTGATTACACTGTCAATGGCACAAACATCATCTTTACAACTCCTCCCAGATCACCCTCTGGTGGAGATGATCAAAGTTTTACACAAATTAAGTATCTGATCGGTTTTGCTGATAAAACCATCGTTACTATGGATCCTATTCCTGTTAGTGAATGGGAAGGCACCAAATATTATCCTTTAAGAGTAGGTGGTAGAGCATATACTCCTATTTCTGACGTTGCTCTAGTTGTAAACCGCACAGGACAACTACAGAAACCTTTTGAGCAGTTTAATGTCTATCAAGATACTCTAGTTGCTAAGTTTGCACTTGGTAGTGCTGATACTCTTCATATTAGAGCGATTGAGTTTGTGCCTGCCTCATTTGGTAGCGGTGCAACTGCAGTTTGTAATGTACTTGAGAATAAGATTGATACTATTCTAGTTAAAGAAGGTGGAAAGGGATATAGACTTGATTTTGCTCCTAGAGTAAACATTCAGACTGCTACTACTGGTGAATATGCTACTGCACAAAGTTTGGTTGCAGGTATTAAAGATATTCAGTTAATTTCTGGTGGTCAGGGTTATACATCTTACAACCCACCCATTCCTTTAGTTACTCCTCCTACAAATCCTAACGGTAGACTTGCAAAGGTTGCTTTGACAGTCAATGATACCACTGGAATGGTAGATTCAGTAAGAATTACTGATTCTGGATCTGGATATGACTTTGTGCCAGTCATTACCTTCAATAATCCTGGCGGTGCAACTATTAGTGATGCAACTATTGACTCTGAAGGAAGACTTAACGTAGATAGCATTACAGTTACTAAAGCAGGTCTTAATTATGCTAATCCTCCTACTATCTACATCGACCCTGCTCCTGAGGGAGGAATCAACGCTATTGCTGAGTGCTCACTAACTCCTGAGGGTGGTCTTCTAGCGGTTACTATCGTTAATAGAGGTCGTGGGTATACAACTGCACCAAGATGTCGTGTAATCGACCCTGTAGGGGCACAGGTGCTTGATGTGACGGTATCTAGCGGTGCTGTGACAGATATCGAATTGTTGACAGGTGGTAGAGGTTATACTGACGCTCCTTCTGTCTATATTGTTGATGATCGCAAAGATGCATACGGTGATCCTATTGGAGGCACAGGTGCAACTGCTGCTGCGACGATTTTCAACGGTGAGTTGACAGATATCAATATTACTAACTTTGGTACTGGTTATTCATCGGAGTTTCCTCCTAAAATTTACATTGCTGAGCCTCTTGCAGCAAAAGCATCTGTAAACGTCGGATATGATGAAGTTACTGGATTTGTAATCGAAGAGCGTGGTAGAGAATACGTTCCTAGTGCTTTTAACGGTGTTGTCCGTGGTGTTTCCAACGTTGTTGATTATGATGAATATGGAAACCAAGTTTATGCAAAAGAAGAGCAACTTTCAACAAGTACTCACCCAATAGGGTCTGTTGTCCACAACCTTGACTCTATTTTCATCTATCAGTTATTTGAGAAGTTTAGAAAGCAATATTTGC